CCGGGGGCCGCCCTGGAAGGTCTTCCCGCACTGCTTGCAAACCCGCTCCCGGATGGTCGTCTCTTTTCGTTCGGCAACGCATTCTGGGCAAGCGCTGGAGCCTGGGCTTCCTTCATAGGTCTTGCCGCAGTATTTGCAAATTCGCTTCATCTGTAACCCCTACTTATGCTTCATAAGATCTATCAGCACGAATATGGGGAACAGAATAATTAGCAACACCCACATAGGTCAGACCTCCTTATTTCAGTTCGCAGTCAGTGAATCCACCTCTTCCAATGCATTTTCCCTCAAATGTAATCGTATCTCCCACTTTGACTGTTTTCAGGGCATCTTCCTGATCTTTCTCAAATTCTGCGTAGAAGTAAACGATGGTATTACCGACTCTGGCTTCCATCGTCAGTGTAGCGCCGCCTGTCAGATTCAGAAGCCCGCCGGTTCTCATTCCGTCGATTGTCGCAGTAATACGGTATCGGTTGTATCGGTATGTATCATTTGCCAAAAGCTCGTTCTCTTTGTATGCATTGTATATATCGCCGTAAGCAACAGAATTATCTGCGGGTTCTGTGGTAGGTTCAGTTTTCTTCAATGTCGAACTTCCTGTTTTCTGCTCAGCGGATTTTCTGAGCATTGGAAGTACTTCTATTTTTTCATATCCGCATCGTGTACACCTCTGGACATATTCGCCGTCCTTATCGTCCGTGGGCTCTACCCGCCGAACATCTTCCATAGAATGCCCGAGTTTCTTTAAGGTTTCTTTTTTATCGCCACCGCAAAGATTACAATGGTACTTCTCGTACCCGTTTTCGGTGCAGGATGCTTCTTTGCTTTCCACCAGCTTGTATTCATGTTCGCACCATGTGGAAGGATTTGTTGACACTCCGATTATCAAAAATAAAGCAAAAGAAAGCCAGAACCATTTGACCCATTTCATTTTAGGCTTCTTTTGTATTTTCCGGATAACCCAGATGATGAGCAAAATAGGAAGTGCAAGTATTTCGATTGCAAAAAGCGTGTACATGGCGGTTGATACAGCTTGCATAATTATTCCTCCTTCAAAATCGGCTCATGCTGCCCGGGAACTGCATCCCAGGTCATTCTCTTTCCGCACAGGGCATAATTAAGATATTGCGTTACCATTTCCGGCGACCTTGCCATTTGGAAGTACAGCATTTCCTTTACTCGCCGCATCATGTCATTTTCGCCAGGCACAATCGTAATGCCCTCATTAACCAAATGAACCGTGCAATTCATTTTCTGGCAAGCCTGTAAAAATGGATAATACTCCGTTTCTCCACCCTCAAACATGAAAATGGATGGTATCTCTACTGTCCCGTCCCGCACAATTACATTGAAGTGTGGAACACTTTTATACCGCTCATTTAGTTCGGCATCAGATATTCTTTTCCCCATTTTGCAGTCTCACCCCTTTAGAATTGCTTCGTGCGTATTCTCACACATTTCTTTTCCGTACCGGTAATTCCCCCGGTAGGTATCCTCGTTGCCCAGAATCGTCTGGACTGCGGAGTGCTTGAACTCCTTGCCCTTCTTGCTCCGATATCCTAGCTCATTCAGCTTGTCTGCAATTCCTTGCAATGTACAGCCCTGGTTTCTCAACTCGAAAACCTTTTTTACAATCTCCGCCTCTTCCGGCACCACTGCAAGATGCCCGTTTTCAGCCCGATACCCAAGTGGAGGCTTCCCCCCGGCATAGCCGCCCTCTCTGGCTGTAGCATACCGCCCCATGGTAGTTCTTAGGGCGATATTGTCGCTCTCCAACTGATTAAAGGAAGATAGAATTCCAATCATGGCACGTCCCCACGGGGTAGTGGTATCAAGCGTTTCATTCAGGCTTATGAGGTCAACTCCGTTTGCCAACAAATCATCCTCTACAATCGCTAGAGTATCCCGTTGCTTTCTGGAAAGCCGATCTAGCTTAAAAATAACAATAGCTTCGATTTTACCCGCCCGAATATCCCGAAGCATTTCTTGAAGCCCCGGACGGTTTGTGTTTCTGCCGGTATACCCGTTGTCCTCATAGGTTTTCACATATTTCCAGCCCTTGCTTTCAATGCAGGCTTTCGCCATTCGCTCCTGCTCAGGCAAAGACACTTTCCCGTCCTCTCCCTGAGCCTCTGTAGATACTCTGGTATAGACACACGCCTTTTTCATCTCGTACATTTCTGCTTCCCCCGTACATCTTGTTTTCTGTATAATATCAGATTTACAATTATTTGTCAACTGTAATAATGCACAAATAGGAACTGCCTTTTTTGTTTTTGCCGGAATTTCTGAAAAGGGGGGCTTTTTGATTTCGCGGGTACTTTTGGGCAGCGGCATTCCTTATTTTTTTGTGCGTGACATTTTTGGCTTTGTGATAGCTTCCTGATATGACATTCCGCACTTTTTTACCCTGTAATATACCGCTGGCTCTGTGATTCCGTATATTTTACACCACTCAGACAGCCTTTTCGTCTCTCTGCCTATTTCAATTCCGAGAACACCGTCTTTTTTCAAGGCAATTTCTGGTGGAACTCCATTTCGTATTCTTTTCAGAACAGTTTCCTTTTTAATCCCATTTTCTGCGCATTTTATTCTGAAATCCTTGTCAACTTTGCACTTTACGGCCTCTGCTACAGCCTCTTCAAAAGAACATCCAGCGTGTATCCGTCCGCTCATGACAGAATAATTCAGCCCAGTTCTTTTGCAAAAATCAGGAAGGGTTTCACCGTCATACAGCTTTACATTCCGCTTGTTCTTATTCTGATCGCCTCTGGGTATCCAGCGACAATTTTCGGGAGAATATCCCTTGTTGTTGTCAATTCTGTCTATTGTAAGCCCTTTTTCATACCCATTCTGGTTAGCCCATTCAACAAATGCCATAAAATCGTGTTCCCATTCATCGCACATTTTAATTCCTCTTGCGCCATAATTGGGATAGTTTTTATCGCTCTCATGGTTGCATCGCCTTTTTATTCCCCTCCACCTGCTATATAATTCGTGGTCTTCGTGTCTAGGCTTTTTTTGTTTTTCAACGATTTTTACGGGAGCACTTTTCACGCGCTGGCATTTGCAAATTCCTTTGTTCTTGCCTTTTACATAATCTTTCCCGTTGTGCGTCTGCTTTTCAAGGCCGCAGTGGACACAGCGCAGTGTCCACACCTGCCTGTGGTTGTCCCAATCGTAATCAACTTTTTCAACCTTAAAACAGCCATAAATCGTTCCAACCCTTGCCTGATAGAACATTTCTTGCTCTGCTTGTAAATATTTCATCCAAATCACCTCACATATATTATAGCGCCTTTTTTGTTTTTTGCAATATTTTTTAAGTGTAGTGGGATGATAATTGGCTACGTCGGTACTAGGTAGGCTAACCGCCCAGCAATCCTCCCGGCCATATCCCCCGCCCCCGGTGCTTTCGCTGCTGTTTCTCCCGTGATGGAGTGGGAAGCGCCGGATTTGATAATTTACATTTTTTCTTGAATTTCTGTAAAATAATGCTTGACATTTACGAAAATATCTATATAATAGTAAATGTAAGCAAGAGCAAAACAAAAGCGCCCCCGGAGGCCGTAGCAAGCAAGCCGGGAGCGCACCACACAAGGGGGCACCGCTATTATAGCACGGCCTCCACAGAATTACAAGGAGGAAATAAAAATGGCAATCTATGATAAAATCACCGCCGAGCTGGAAGCCCGGAAAGACCGCAGCGCATGGGATAAGGGTGTCAATGCCTACGCCCTGGAGCTGGTGGAAGAACTGAAAGAACGGGCGGAATATGAAGGCCGGAACCCTGAATCGGGGAAAGAGTGCCGGGAATGGATGTTGAACGGGGCGCAGGACTGGGAGCAATACAGTTGGGGCGGATCGTCCCTGATCTATGACGGCGACATTGCGGAACGTCTTTGCTGCCCGTCCGAACTAAAGAAAACCCGCAACGGAGAACGTCGCCCCAATAGCCGGGAAGAATGGCTAGACACTCAGGCAAGGGCGTTATTTCAGGCTTGCAACCGTGTGGCCCGCTTGTATTCCCGCATTGTAAAGGAAGGTTAAGCCATGAATAAGAAAGAATATTGCATGGCCCATGAAAGCATTGCCTATTACAGCGGCTTGAACGGCCTAGAAATCAAGGGCATTGAATACGGCATTAACGATTATGTTTACTGCGTTTCCGGGGCGTGGGGCGGCGGTAAAGCGTTCCACCGGTGCAAGATACAGTATACCCGGAACGGGGCAGCTTTTTTCCGGGTAAATGGGTATAAAATCCAGCTTGACGAATGTATCAGAATGGGGGTATAAATCATGAAAACGGAATACGTCGGTAGTTATGCAACCGGCTTGCGCCGGGGCTATATCCGGGTTGCGGATCGTCGCGAATCTGATTATAAGCCGGTGCCGGGAACCGTTGACGGCTTGCGCGGGAATGCTAGGTGGGCAATGCAGGCCGCCCAACGTGTGGGGGCTACACACTACACCACGGAAAACGGGCAACAGTACAACAGCACGCAATATTGCTATACTGTGTACAGATTTTACAGGGAGGTCGGCGCGTGATTATCCTTGCAATTCTGTTTTTCCCGCTGCTGGTGCTGGCGGAGCTGCTGAAGATCAGCAAATAACCTGTTGCTTAACAAGCGCGGATATGGTATCATTATAACGCTTTTGATCGAAAAGCCCCCGGAATAATCCGGGGGCTTTTCTTTTTGCCTAGGCTCACAAAACCGTTTCACCTGTCCCGCCCATCGTGGCGGGCTTTTTTATGCCCTGCCCGTGTGGCGGCTATGGCGGCTTTCTGGGCGGATTTTATTCTTGTAATATAAATTAACATTGAGCATCGTTCCCGCCTTAAAATGGGCACGTATGGACGCCACGCAATGACGCGCGGCATTTTATGCAGCGTGTGGGGCGCTCAGTGCCAGCCGCCCCCCGTTTCCCGTGCCAGATGTGCCA